TAAAAGGGGGTAGTTACTATACTACCCCCTTTTTTTAACTAAAAATATTAGAAATGAAATGAAGTATGACAGATCTATCTCTATGTGAGATTAAAGATGAAACTCTTAATTATATTTTAGGAATGCCTTTAGATGACAAACGAGCATATTTTCATAAACTTATCGAAACATATTATCCAAATTCTTTAGATAGTGATAATGATTATGAAGACTTACTTGAAAGTTATATTTCTTGTATATATGTAGAAAAATTATATCGTTCTAATAGATTTTTTCACGAACAGTTTACTATTGTATATACACAAACTGGATTGATACGCAATATAATAAATGATAATTATTTTGTAGAAGACGACTTGATCACACATTAGCAATCTTATCTTGCCAACTGCTTACTTTTATGCTACTATTATAAATGATGGATAGATAGTATAAAAGAAAAGGTAATAATATATAATGGCAAAACTTCCTACAATTCCTGAAGCAAAAATTCGTCAAGCTATTTGGATGCTGAAAAAAGGCAAAACCAAAAAAACTATATGTGATCATCTTAGTATCTCTTATAGCCCTAAAAGACTTGACACAATAATTGAAGATTTTCATAACCGACTTGAAAGAGATAAAAAACTTAAAGCACAGGCACGTTTTAAGACGTTTAGTGAATCAGAAAAGAAATCTATTGCAGATGATTATCTTACTGGCGAAGGACTAACTGCAATTGGAAAACGAAACTTTATATCTCCTCAAAGAGTAAAAAAGTTTTTAATAGAACTTAATGTACCCTTAAGAGGTCGTGGTAAAAAATCAGAAGCTACAGTCAACCATATTAAACAAGATTTAGAAATAAAATTTAAAACAGGTGATAGAGTTTTAATTGCTAAGAGTAGTCAGTTTGCAGAAGTAAAAGAAGTATTTGATGAAGAATGGGTTGAAGAACATCGTAATCCTGTTAGGCGTAGATACTTAGAACTTCATGCTATGGAGGCTGCTCGTAAAAAATATGGAGAACACTATGAAGGTAAAGAAGATATACATTGGCAAATATATTGGCAGTATGATACGGGAATGGAATGGAAAGAATCAGCTATAAAATATCGTATTCATCAAATTGAGTCAATCCTCGAAGAAACAGGTAGGGAATCCTATAGACTATATGTTGAGGGGGATGCAGGGCATTTTTTAGAAGAACATAGGAATAATTTATACCCAGTGATGACAAATGGCAATTGATTTACAAAAATTAACACTGCGTCGTCTTTTAGATTCGCAAAGCAATGAACTATATTCTAAACTTCTTAATCAATATTTTACAGGTATTAATCAAACTCTGTTTGATAAAGTTAAGAGTTTTTATAAAGCACACATGCGCTTGCCTTCTACAGACGAGATTATAGCACTAAGAAAAGACGTAGGCTTACAAGAATATATAGAAAATCAAATTATAGATGATGAAAATGTTAATAATACTATTGCAGATGAATTCTTAGTTTCTCAATTACAAGATTTTTATATTCGTGATGAAACAATACATTTTTTAGATAAGTTTGTAGATAATTTAGATGACTTTGAAAAAGTTGAAATTGTAGATCAATTTCAAAATCATCTATTAAAATTAAATCAAGCTATACCTCACGATGATGAATTATATGATGTTGCTGAATTAGAATTTTTTCCATCTGAAGATGATTTTAAAATATATCCAAGTGGTTTAAGTGCTGAATTTGATAATATAAACGGTGGATTTGCTACACAAGAATTAGTAATGCTTGGTGGTAGACGCGGTTCTGGTAAATCTATTATATCATTAAATCTTGCTCTAAATAGATTTAAACAAGGTAATACTGTAGCATTTTTTACAATTGAAATGCGTTATAAAGAAGTATATGATCGTGTACTTAGTATAATTTCTGGAGTACCTTTTCTTGATATATTTAGAAATAAACTAAACAGTAGTCAAAAAATTCAAATGGCTAAAGCTAAGATTGATACATTCTATAAACCTGATGACAAACTAAAACAAATGGTTAAACAATTAGAAGTAAGTAAAGATTTTAAGACATTTGAACAACGTGTTAAAATTGAGAAACCAGCGTTTAAAGATAATAGATTATTTATGATAGATGATGAATCTCTTACTGTTAATAGAATTGATCATTATTGTAATATGTTTTCATCTAAATATCCTAATTTTAATATGGGTGTTGTAGATTATATTAATATTGTAAAGCATGATGATCAAAAAGATTGGAAAACTCAGATAGTAATTGCAGAAGCGCTTAAAGGAATAAGTCGTAAATATGATCTTACATTAGTATCTCCATATCAAATTGATGCGACTGGAGAAGCAAGATTTTCTAAAGGTATCCTTGATTCTGCAGATAGAAGTTTTAATTTCTTTCCACCGCCTGAAGGCGATGATAGAGAACTTGAGAATAAAATTACAATTCATACTACAAAAATGCGTAATGGTAAACATATGAGTTTTGATGTATTCATGGATTGGAGTTGTGTTAAAATTGATCCAACACAATCATCTCTAATAAATGAAAAACCTCATTCTGGCGCAAAATTCGGATCAGATAATGAAAAGGAAGGCTCAAGAGACGTATAATGGATATAATGCCTACGTTACTATTAACCCTAATGACGTGGATAAGTACTTTTACAGGTTACGGCATTCATACTATACCTAATGTGCAATTTGAAACACCAAGAGAAATGTTTAATTTAGCATATGATTGTAAAACTAATCCTAACTGGTGTGAAGAATATCTTAAAATGAAAGATGATAGTCTTAATCCAGCTGTAAATAATATTCTTGCACTATATAATAAAGAAACAAAAACTGTTATATTAAGAAAAGATTGGAATGCTAAATCTATAAAAAATAGGTCTATATTAGTACATGAACTTGTACATCATATGCAAAATGAAGAAGAGTTTAAAGGCTGTAAAGGTATAATGGAAGAAGAAGCATATGATGTACAAAATGCTTGGTTAAAACAATACAAAATGAATATATTTGATACTTTAGGATTAGGTAAATTGTATTATAGCATTATTATATCTTGTGGACATATGTAATGAAAATTAAAATAGATGACATTGTTGAGAATTTAAAGCAAGTACATGACCCAGAAATTAGTATTAATGTATTTGATCTTGGTCTAATATACAATATAGAAATAGACAAAAAAGATCCCCATGTAACTATTACACATACGCTTACAAGTGCTTGGTGTGGTTTTGCAGATGAGATTACAGAAAATATAAGAAAGGCTGGATATGCTCCTGGAGTAGAGCATGTTGAGGTTATAACAACTTTTGAACCACCATTTACTATGGAGTCTGTTTCAGAAGAAGTAAAAATGATGATGGGGTGGTAATAAAATGGAATTAATGGAACTTCTTAATCTTCGTGGGATTGATTATAATAAAACTAATAATCCTTCTGAAATTCTTATATCTTGTACATCAGGACTGCATGATGATAAAAGTCCAAGTTTAAGTTATAATTTAGATAAGAATTTGTTTCATTGTTGGAGCTGTGGTTTTGGTGGTGGATCATCTAAATTTTTAGAAAGTATAGGTGAAGTAACTCGCTTATCTGTTGATAGTAAACAACCATATAAAATACAAAAATTAAAAAATAAAATAAAAAAAGTTATAGAAATTGATGATATTCAACTACCTTCTGATAGACGAATATTTAAAATAGCATATAAAAAAATAGCACCTAAAATACTAGCAGAGTTTAATGCATTTACAACTCAACAGTTTCAATTAGAAAATTACATTTGCATACCGGTATATCAATTTGGTAAACTTAAATTTATAGAAGGAAGAAATAGAACTACTATAACCTCTGATAGGCCAAAGTATTTTAGACGACCTGGAGGTGCTAATGTATCGTCTATACTATTTCCTTTAGATAAAATAAAAAATACAAATCACCTTATTTTTGTAGAAGGTATGTTTGATATGCTAAATATGTGGCAACTTGGTTATAAAAATACTGTTTGTTTATTTGGTGCTTCTAATTTTAATCGTAATAAACTTGCTATAATTGATAGAATTGGTGTGACAAAAGTTGATATTATGATGGACCCAGATGCTGCAGGAGATATGGCAGCAGATAAAATTGCAAAATTACTTGATACAAAATATATATATTCACGGATTATTAAATTGCCTTTAGGAAAAGATCCTGGAGATATAACTAAGATAGAGGCTACGGAAGCATTAAGATGACTGAAGAAGTAAAAAGAGAAATAAAAGAATCAGACGTTGAGTTTCAAGTACAGCCTAAGCCAGCTTTAATGACGGGTCTAGGAACAATTCCTAATCATATGTTAACTGAGCTTAATGAAATGTGTGACGATCTTTTAGCTGATCCAGATACTCCTTCTTATGCAGATAGACTTGTAGGTGAAATTCATAAAGGTTGTCAATTAGAAGTTAATATTAAAGATAAGCGTTTTAGAAAATTTAAAAAATTATTAAAAGATAGTGCGCATATTTATATTAATCATTTTTACGATACTATAGGTAAAACTCCTGTTCCTTATCATTTAGAAATTAACGATGTATGGACAGTTCATCAATATGCAGGTGATTATAATCCTTTACATGATCATGGATCAGAACATTTTTCAGCTTTTGCTGGTTTTATACATTTAAAAGTTCCAGAACAAATAGCTAATACAGAGTTTGAAGGTCAAAGAGATGTATATGGTGCTCAAGGAAAAATGGATGGTGTTACTCAGTTAGTATGGGGTGATGTAGGTAATAGAGATACTGTTATTTTTAAGTATCCAATGACTGAGATTATAATACCAAAAGAAGGTAGATTCTTTATTTTTCCTTTATGGTTAAATCATGTAGTTTATCCTTTTAGAGGTCCAGGTGAACGAAGAAGTTTATCCTATAATATTAATGTTATATGGGATGATGATTACTATGATAATCCAACCCCAAGCACTGTTAAATTAAAAACTAGTATAAAAGAGAGGATAAATAATGACTGATCTTTGTTTTGTTTTTGCAAGTAATGCAGAAAAAGATGCTGAAGGGGTAATTGGAAAATATTTTCGTGATGCTGAATTTGATATCAAATTTCTTTGTTCTAGTAAAAAAGAAAAGATATTAAAAAAAGATATTGATTTAGAGTTAGATGAACTTAATAGTTATAAACTAATTTGTCCTATTGGTGCAGAAAGCTTAAAATATACAGCAGGATATACAGGTGTTCAAAAATATAATGGGGTATTTATAGAAAAGAAATATCTTCCTATAATGCATCCTAATATGACCATATTTAAACCTCAATTAAATGATGATATTGTTTCAGCATTTTCTAAAATTAAACCAATACTTGATGATGAGAATGTAGGTAAAGAAATTGATAAAGATTATCAATTTATAGAAACACAAGATCAGCTAGAAAAAATCTTACCGCAATATGAAGAAGTAGATACTATTGTTGTAGATATTGAAACAACTTCTTTATCTGCAAGAAAAGGTGTTATTATCGGTATTGCAATGTCTTCCAGAGAGCATCAAGGACATTTTGTATCTTTAGATGTTGTGATGAATAATTTTGATTATTTCTTTAATCTTTTTGCTAATAAACGATGTGTTTTTCATAATGCAAAATTTGATATGCAATTTATGGAAGATTCTCTAGGTTTTGTATTTAATCGTTGGGATGATACTATGCTTCTTCATTATTGTTTAGAAGAAGCAGTAGGAACTCATGGATTAAAACCTTTGGCATTACGTTTTACTGATCTTGGTGATTATGAAAAAGAATTAGATGACTATAAGAAAACATTTGCAAGACGTAATAAAATAAAACTTGCAGATTTTAATTATGGTATGTTGCCAATGGATATTCTTGCACCATATGCATGTAAGGATGGAGATGCTACTTTCCAATTATATAATAAATTTAAACCTCTTGTAGATAAAAGTGAAGAATTTGTTTCTTTGTATAATACAATTCTTAAACCTGCAACAAGAGCTTTGAAAGTCTTAGAGCGTACAGGCGGTCCTATTAATTTAGCACAATTAAAAAGATTAGATGAGGAATACAAAATTGATATTGAAGAATGTATTGAAGAAATTAGTCAGCATAGTGCTGTACAAAGATTTGAACGAATCCATAATAAAACATTCAATCCAAACAGTACCATGCAGTTGCGACAGCTTTTCTTTGAAATTATTGGATTAAAACCTACAAAGAAAACAGCAACAGGAGCACAAAGTGTAGATAAAGAAGTTCTACAGACATTAAATCATCCTCTTTCACAAGCTGTTTTAGATTTACGAGAAAAATCTAAACTATCTGGCACATATATTTCTAATATAGTAAAAGGATTAGATAAAGATAATAGGCTTAGAAGTGGTTTTAATATTCAAGGTACTACTTCAGGTCGTCTTTCAAGTTCTGGTAATCTAAATTATCAAAATATTCCACGAGATAATAAAGATATTAAAAAGCTATTTAAAGCACGAGATGGTTATAAAATTGTTCAGTGTGACTTAGGAACTGCAGAAGTATATTATGCAGCAGTTTTAAGTAATGATTCTTTTCTTCAACAAGCATTTATAGATAAACTTGATTTTCATTCGTATGTAGCAAAACAAATGTTTAATCTATCTTGTGAAGTATCTGATATTAAAAAATATTATCCAAATGAAAGACAATATGCAAAAGCTATTACATTTGGAATAATGTATCAAGCAGGTCCAGCAAAAATTGCTGAAACAGTTAATAAAGATGCGGCTGCAGGAGAAGAAATCACTAAAGCACAATCTTCCCAGTTTATCAATAAATACTTTAGAGAAGCTAAGTCGCTCAAAAGGTTTATAGATGATTCAAATAGACAAATTGAAAATTATGCCTTTATTTATTCTCATTTTGGTCGTAAACGAAGGTTGCCAGAATCTAAGTCTCCAAATAAGGGAGTCTCGTCCCACGCTGTTAGATCTGGTGTTAACTTTTTAGTTCAGAGTGTTGCATCTGATGTCAATCTTCTAGGAGTAATTGACTTAATTGATTGGATACAGGATAGTGGTTATGGAGATGATATTCTTACTTTTACCGTTGTTCATGACTCTATTGTAAGTGAAGTACGAGAAGACTTAATTGATACCTATGTAGAAAATGCAAAACGCTGTATTCAAAAAGATAGAGGATTATCTATTCCAAACTGCCCTATTAAAGTAGATTTTGAAGTAGGAGATAGTTGGGGAAATCTGAGTGACTACAAATAAGTTTTCAAAAATAGCATTTCCCTTTTTTGGTTTTAAAAAAAAACCTTATGAAATAAATATTACTTTTGATAAAATAGAAATTAAAAGACATGCAAATTCTCATTTTGAAACAGTAGATCATAAGTATTGGTTAGGTGATTATTTTACTAGATTAATACAAATACAACCTAGAGTTAATTTTGATGTTACTTGTAAAAATATACAAGAGTGTATTACTACAAAAGTTACATGGGGATTAGATAAAAATGCAATAATTCATGATCTTTCACAAAAATTTACGTTTCTTGCAAGAACTGTAAAAATAAAAAAGGTAAAAGATAATTTTGTCTGGCTTGACAAAGTTTCTTATCCGTTTAAAATAAACACTAAGGAAGTATTATTTATTGATGAAATTTTATACGCAAGAATTATATATATAAATAATGAATGGTATTTAAAAGAATTTTTAATGGAGCCAAATAATAAAAACTATGAAAGACTCTAGTAACATTATATCCTTAGCAGATATACTTGAACAAAGACTAAGGAAACAACAAGAATTAGAATTCTATGAGCAACAATTAAAAGACTTAACAAAGAAAATGTTTTTTGTTAGAAAAGATATAGAAGTTACTAATTTAGTTATAGAAATAATTAATGATGAATCAAGAGACATCTTAAAAGTTTTAAGAAATGATAAATACTTATTAGAGCCAAAAAAACCATGAAAGCTAAAGTAAAAACAATCTATATTTCTGATAAAATATACATTAAAAAAGACGATATAGAAGATGCTAATGATCTTATAAGTCTTTTTACCTATGATAATGGAGATGAAATTCTTTCTACATTAGGTGAAAGTTCTACTCATTTTGTAATTCCTAGTAATGGGTATCATAAATTAGAATGGGATAATGTTGTTGATACTAGAAAATATGAAGAAGCTGAAACAGAAATGACTTTTTCTGGTGAATTGCGCTGGGAACAACAAGAAGTAGTAGATAAATTTTTTCAAAAAGGTCGAGCAAGAAGTGGTATAATTCAAGCACCTTGTGGGTGGGGTAAAACATATACAGGTTGTAATATTATTGCTAGAAATAATGTTAAAACTTTAATAATGGTTCATACAAAATTATTATTTAGACAATGGATTGAAGAGTTAGAACATCAAATTCCTAATGTTACTATAGGAAAAATAGGAGATGGACTATTTGATATTCAAGATATTACTGTAGGAATTTACAAAAGTGTATTCAATAATTTATCACAACTTAGAGAAGCATTCTCAATGATTATTGTTGATGAAGCACATCTTTGCCCTGCTGATTTATTCTCTGCTGCTTTAAATAATTTAAATGCTAAAATAAAAATTGGAATATCTGCTACCCCTAAAAGAAAAGATGGTAAGCATATTTATCTTCCTGATTATTTTTCTCCTTTTTTAGTATCTGCAAAAGACCCAAGAAAGCTAAATGATCCCTCTGTTAGAATAGTACAAACTGATTTTAGATTTCCTGTAATTGATCCAAAAAGAGACTGGTCTAGACAATTAAATAAACTTTGTTCTAATGAACAATATTTAGAACTTATAGCTAAAGAAGCAATTTCTATAATTGCAAATCGTCGTTGTCCTCTTATATTAGGTGAAAGAGTACAGATGTTAAAAGATTTGCAAAAATTAATTCCAACAAGTGTATGCCTAATAGGAGAAACAGATGAATCAACTAGAAAAGATGTTCTTTCTAATGTCGGAGGAAAATATAAAGCTGTGTTATCGACTAAACTCTTTGATGAGGGCATTAGTTGTCATAGGTTGGATACATTGTTTCTCACTTGTCCTAATAATAATCCTATTAAGCTTGAACAACGAATTGGTCGTATCATACGTGAACATGATGATAAACAGCTTCCAATGATTGTAGATTTTTGGTTAAGAGGGCCAATTGTTAATCGACAACAGACAAAAAGAATAGAGTGGTATAAAAGCCGTGGCTACTACATACTTTAATTGGTACGAAATCTATCAAGCAGCACGAAAAGACCCTGCTGCAATAATAATCTTGACATATGGTCTTACTAAAGATTATAATGAACCTATAGCTTGGGGTAAAGGAAGATCCCTTTTAAGTAGCCTAAATATTCATCATATACCTACATTTTTATTTCAGTCAGGAATATTAGAGGCAACTAAAGGAAATATATTTTCAACATTTAAAACTAAACAAACACAAAGCTATATTAAAAATACAAAATTTCTAACATACAATGTAGCAGCAAAATATAAAGTTGACTATTTAAGAATGCTAAGTATGAGAAGGGTATCTGATAAAACAGATAAAATTCCCGCATCATATATAGAAGGAAAAATAAATAATCCTTTTTTAACAGTTGATAAAGATTTTATTTATTTTCGATACGAATCTCTGGACACAGAGATATCCTAAACACAGAACTAACGTTCAACAGGAGGATACAATGGTTGCTTGGGATAAAGCAAAAGGAAAACAAAATACAGGTCAACGTCGAGAAATTCAGCGTATGACTATGAATATTGGAGATAACAAGGTTCGTTTAATTGGCGATGTAATGCCTCGTTATTGTTATTGGGTTACAACAACAGAAGGTAGAAAGATGCCTGTAGAGTGTCTTGAATTTAGTCGAGATACTGAGAGTTTTGATAATTCTGCAGATAACCCCTTTAAAGAAATTGATGAAGCAGTGTATTCTGATAAACCTCAATTTTCTTATGTGTGTAATGTTATTGATCGTGCAGATGGTCAAATTAAACTATTTGATTTACGTTCTACTATATATAGCCAAATTGTAGATTATGCAGCAAATCCAGAATATGGAAATCCTGCTGATGCTTCTACAGGATATGATGTAACGGTTAAAAAAGAAAAAACAGGACCACTTCCTCAAAATGTAAAATATACATGTATTCCTGCTCGTGCTAGTGTTCCACTGAGTGTGGATGAGCAAGGTCTTGAACTATTTGATCTTACACGTATTTATAAACGCCAAAGCTATGATGAGCAAAAAGAGTGGTTGATGCAAAATACCGCATATTTTGCTGGCGATGCTGGTGATGAATTTAAAGCAACGGAGGAAGTTGACGACTTATCATGAAAAAGTCACTGAAAGATCTAGTGACTCCTACTACAGATGAAGGCCCTGGGAATAATAATTTTGGGGCTTTTACTGATGTTGAAGGGGGTCAAGCAAAAATTGATTTAGATAAACTACGAGGACATGAGATATTTTTTGCTACTCCTTGTTATGGAGGTATGATAACTGATCAATACTTTCTATCAATGTTTAAATTATCTCAAGCATTTATGCAATATGGTATTTCGTTTAGAATTACCACATTACGTAATGAAAGTCTTGTAACTCGTGCTAGAAATATACTAGCTGCTATGTTCATGGAAAGTACTGCTTCTCATCTATTTTTTATTGATGCTGATATTGAGTTTGATGTAGATTCAATACTTAGAGCACTTGCTTATGATAAAGATATTTTAGCAGCTGCATATCCAAAAAAAGCATTGCCTATTCAGTATGCTGTTAATTTTAAATTTCTTGATCCTAATACTAAACAAGTTAGGCTTGAAAACGGTGCAGTTGAAGTACTAGATGCTTCTACAGGATTTTTCTGTATTAAACGTCGAGTATTTGATAAAATGCGTGAAGCATATCCTAAATTACACTATCGTAATGATTCTAATATTGATGAAAAATTTCATAAATATTGTTATTCATTTTTTGATACTCTACATGATCCTGATGATAATCGTTATTTATCAGAAGATTATACTTTTTGTCGTAGATGGCAAAAACTTGGAGGAGAAATTTGGTTAGATCCTAATACTAAGCTTAATCATATTGGAACTCATACATTTGAGGGAGATGTGGGTAAAATTATGACTATGGGAAATGGCTAACTTGATTGATGAAGATTACCAGGCTTGGGAGCTATATCCAGAACATCATTGGATTTTTAATAAGTTAGAAGTAGCTCTTAAGCTTGGTTATCAAGCAGCTCCTGCATGTGTGCCCTTACCTAGAGTAAGTAGAACTACACTTTTTAAAACAATAATTAGACCTATCTATAATTTATATGGAATGGGTATAGGAGCTAAAACACGCATCTTTAGACCTATGATTGATAATGAATTTATTATTAATCATTCTTTTATACCTCCTGGATATTTTTGGTGTGAATATTTTGAAGGTATTCATTACTCAATAGATTATAAAAGAACTAATTCCCCAAACGGATCTTATTTCGTATGGGAACCTTTTTGCGCTATGATAGGCGAAAAATCAGAAGACAATCTTACTAAATTTACAAAATGGACATGTATTGAGCCTCCTATGTTAGAACTTCCTAATTTTTTATGGGATATAAATAATGTAGATTTTCTTAATTTAGAATGTATTGACAATAAGATTATTGAAATACATCTAAGAACAGGTAATGATATTTTTCATGAAAAACCTATTAATACAGTAGCTATTCCTATATGGCATAGTGATGATCCTTTTACTTCTGAACATAAAATTAAAGAGTTAGAAAAACAAGATTATGTATTTAAACCTAATCTCCATCCAGACTCTTTTAGATATAATGCTGATGGACACTTACAGAATATTAGATTAGGATATATGATAAAATGAATGAATTAAGTTATGCGTTAAATACAATATTTTTTGTTATGTCAGGTGCTATGGTTATGTGGATGGCAGCAGGATTTACAGCACTTGAGGCAGGATCTGTTAGAACTAAAAATGTTACAGAGATTTTAACTAAAAATGTAGCACTATTTTCAGTAGCATCTATCGCATTTTTGTTTCTGGGATATAGACTAATGTATGGATGGAATGAACCAGACACTCATTCTATGTATGCAGATTTCTTTTTTCAAATGGTATTTGTCGCAACAGCAATGTCTGTTGTATCAGGTGCAGTAGCAGAGAGAAAGAAGTTATGGTCATTTCTAATATTTGCTACCATATTCTCAGCAGTGA